GAAGTTCTTAAGTGGACGTGGGACGCCGAGAATACCGGCGGCCATCAAGCATTCGCCTTTAAAAGCGGGTAAACCTGATGGGGTTCTCACGAATCTCCGGAAGCTTAAGACACCAGCATCGACTTTTCTTGAGGTCGAGTACGGATGGCGTCCGCTTGTCAAAGATATTATCGATTCGTTCAAGCTTTTAGCTAGCGAACCTCCTTTTATTCAAGTGAAGGGTAGTTGCAAAACTGCCTGGAACGAGAATGAGGTCTCGGTCGTCAGCAACGGGCACGGACTGAACACGAGGTATCGAGATGAAAAGACCTGTGAACTGTACATCCGTATGGGAGGTTTTGTTCGGGTAACCAACCCGAACGACTTTCTGCTTAACAGTATGGGGTTAATCGATCCCGCCCTTGGGTGGAATTTGATACCCTACAGCTTTGTCGTTGACTGGTTCATCAACGTCGAGCAAATGCTCAGTTCCATTTCGGACTGGTATGGGGTGGCACTTGACCAACCTTACACAACAGAGTTCGTCCGTTCGAAGCAGTTGTATCACATGGACGGTGCATTCCAGAGTAATCTGGGATCACAATACGTGGATACCTCTTCGATTAGTATTACGGCGAACGGTGTAGAAATGGTGCGTACTTTGGGCATAACTGGCCCAACGCTCATCATCAAGCCGTTCCGGGGATTCTCGCTAGAACGGGGCGCTCAAGCATGCGCTCTTATTATTGCGGGGCTATCCGGCAAGAAAGTACTTTTCCGTTAGGAAATTTCATGCCTGCAATGGCCAGTATTACTGTCAAGAAACTTGACACCGTCACCGATGTGATTTATGACGCCGTCACCGGTTCGCCCGGCGATACGGGGCTCGCGCTCTGGCGGCAGGATACCGGGCAACCGGCTGCCCTGCCGTTGGGACACCGAGCTTGGCTGTCCTTTGCAACGCGCTTCAACGGTCCTCGGACCGCTCGTCGTTTCATCGGTCAGTACGTCATGCCTTACACCGTGTTGAACGCATCAACAGGCCGCTACGAGGCGAAGGATCGAATCGTGTTCGACCTTTCCGGCGTGATGCCACAGGAAATTCCTGTGACATTTCTGTCGGAAGGAGCGTACCAGGGTTTGAACCTGTTCGGTTCGCTGCTCATCAAACAAGCAGCTGCTTCCGGATACGCCCCTAACTAGGACCTGTCATGCAAAAGCAATTTTCCGATTTGGAAGTTGTAGCGCTCGAATTCTGGGCGCTGCTGGATTCCCCCGTTGCTCGTGAGTGCATTAAACGTGCGCACTCGGGTGATTGGGAAGGTGTCCTACGCATGAGCGTGGACCCAAGGACGTACACAGACTTCGACCTTTTAGGCAAGGATCTTGCTGCCCTTTCATTCCTCAAGAAGAACCCTTTTGTAAAGGGGTCCTCACCGAAGCAGCGGCGTGCCGCTGCTTTGGAGAATTGGAAGAAGGGCGAGGCCGATTGTTACCAGTCCAACCAACGTCTTGCGAAATATCTCTGTGGCCTAGGCGACCCCGCTGATGGTCACGAGCAGGGAGAATTTCTCTCCCTCGTTCGTGAGACACTCTGGAATTGGCTGGGTGACCCCCCGAGTGATCGGGAGGTCCAGGACCGTGCAAAACACGGGCCAGGTACGACCTTTTCCAGCCTTGCGCGTGACCCAACGGTCGCGGACAAGCTGTCAGAGAAACCCACTCTCACCTATAACGCGATTTACCATTTGGTAGATCTTGCTGGTACGCAGTGGGGTAGCCTTGTTGCTGCCCGCTATGTCAGCGGTTATACTGATTGTGTCGATGTCATCCGCGGGGATCGTTTCACAACGGCTCCGAAGGATGCTTTGAAAGACCGTGGCATCAGCATTGGCGGATCGATCAACACCTACTACCAACTTGGTGTAGGTGGTTCTATTCGTCAACGCATGCAAACACGGCTTGGCTGGGACCTTAATCGAGCGCAAGAGCGACATAAACTAGTTGCTCGAAACGCTTCGATCTTTGGAACTGAGGCCACCATCGACCTTACAAATGCTAGCGACTCCAATTGTAAGAACCTGGTGAGGGTTCTGTTTGGACACCCCGTCTATTTGAAGTGCGAGCCAACCTTTTACTCCGACCAAATTCGGCCACACCGCGACCCTCACAGGTTGCAGAAGTGGCTCGAACGGATGGAGGATTTGAGGGCAACTCACACCATGGTGGACGGTAAGTGGCATCTCCTGGAGAAATTCAGCGGGATGGGTAACGGTTACACATTCGAGCTCGAAACGATTGTCTTCGCGGCAATCTCATCCGTGTGCCTTAAGTTAAAAGGGTATGCGGGGGAGCTTGGGAAGGATCTGTTCGTATTCGGGGATGATATCATTGTCCCTACCCCTACGGCGGATCTGGTAATCGCTGCGCTGGAGTTCTGTGGCTTTAAGACTAACCCAAG